CTCCGTAAGGACTACAACACCCTCGTCCGCGAGGGCAAGATTCAACCTAGCGACAACCCGTTCTGGCGGATCGGATTCGACCAGACGCGAGCAGAGGTTGAAGTTCGGGACTTCCACACTCAGTCGTGGAACGAGTACCTGAACTCCGAGCTTCGGGACGAGAACGATGTCAACAAAGTACGCGACTTCTTCATCCAGAAGTCTAAGGACTTCACCAATGGAGAGGAGTCAACGGTCTATCATGACACGTTCAATGACAACCTCGGACCTGTGATCGACGCCTTAACCCGAGGAGCTAACCAGCAGATCGGGCAGCGTCTTGAGCAGGAGTTCGTGGAGAACGCGGCTGACCGAACTCGGGACATCTTTATGTCCTACGACCTAACGACCGCTGATGGTCAGAAGGCGGCGGCGGCTGACCTCACGAACTACGCCCGCGAACAGGTGAAGAACTCCGTCCACGGCGGACAGATGAACCAGATCATCATCGACCGAGCCCGCGAGATTGCCAGGTCAACAGGCAACGCCGGTGCGTTCTTCTCCGTCCTACGGGATGTCAAGACCGGGACGGGCGACTTGCTCAGCATCGCTCGTCGTGTGCCAGGGCTCGACCAGATCGTCGCCAACGAGGTCATCAAAGCCAACAGCGACAAAGAAGCTCGCGTCTTCTCGACGGTCCTCACCGACCTCCGACGCAAGGCCGACGCGGGTGTCCTCTCGGATGACGAGGTGGACGCCACGATGGAGAGGTACAGCGACTTCATGAGCCCTGAGAAGGCCGACTCATTGAAGCGTATGAATGAAGCCTCACGCTACCAGCGTGTACGCGACTCTCACGACCAGGCAATCGAGTCCGACTTCACCGCCCTCCAATCGAGGGCCGTGGCCGACAGACTCGAAGGACTGACGGACCTCAACTCCCTCGGTGTGTCAACCCTCCCCGACGAGATCACTCTCACCAGCCGAGTCGATCCTACCAAGACTAAGACGATCAAGGGCGACGAGCTTAACCAGCTTGCTATAGACTCCATGTACCGTGACGCTTCGCAGTCTGGCAACTCCGATCCTGTATTGGAAGTTGGCAAGGTGCTGAATAGGAATGGTTTGGAATACAAGCGATGGTCGAAGCTCCTTGAGCAAGGTGTGAACTCGGCGTCCGTCGATGTCATCTCAGAGCTTCAAGTCGATGCCTTCGGCCAACTGTCTCCGAACGACGCCTCTCCGGTAGTCGCTGGCTACCAGTTGTTCAAGAAGCTCGACGCCATCTCTCCGCGTATCGCTCTGGAACACATGAACGAGCGGGAGCATCGGTTCTACAAGACCGCTCAGATGTACCAGAAGTTCGGTCCTGAGGGCCAGGACGAGCGGCAAGCTCTCCTCGCTGCTGTTCGGGCCGATGATGCTGTCCGAAGCGGCGTTGGGTTCTCTACCCGAATGAACTTCGAGGCAGTGGACTCATCCATCAAGGAACTCAGCAAGATTCCGAAGTCTGGCTGGATGCTCACTCCTTGGGAGGACCGCGACACGGTGGAGAACGTCGGAGAGATTCGAGGCATCGTTGAAGGCGTGACTCAAATGTTCATGGCCTCTGGCCTTGACGCCGACTCCGCTACCGCAGCCGCTACCGAATCCATCAAGGAGCGGATCACCTACGTCAACGGGTGGGCGATGGTCCTAGATCAATCGGTCCCTCCCGACTTCTCCGAGACAGCAGAAAAGAAGCTGGCGGAATACGCCACGGAGAATGACATTGACGCCGATGATCTAACGCTCATGAAGCTCCCGTCCGGTGACGCCTTCGTCATCCGATACAAAGACCCTACACTCGGGCTAGTTGATAACTGGCAGACTTCGGGGATCATTCCCAAGTCGGCGTTCATCAAGGAAGCCGAGGAGAAGCGGTCGAAGGAGCTTGAGAAGATCAAGCAGACCCGCCTGTGGAGCAACGACCAAATCGACGCTCTCGTGAACGGTGCGAAGTCTATCAGCACTGGTCCGACAAAGGCTCAGGTGGACGACGCCATCAACAGTCTCAATGAAGTTGAAAAGAAGCGTGAGAAGCTGCTTAAAGATCAGCAGCCTCCTAAACGCGATCCCTTCCAGTGATCTAACCGTATCTGAGGAAACATCCTATGCCCAACGCTAACGACACCGCCCCCACCGGGCGGGAAGTTATCTCTCCCGCTGACCCTCGGCAGATCGTGGACGAGCAGTACGCCTCGCCTGCATCCATCCGAGAGCGGCGGGAGACGCCATCGCTCGGCGACAAGATCGAAGCTGCGTGGGCAGAGAACAACCTTTTCCTGAACATGGGCAACCTCCGCTACGAAGCGGATCGTTACCGGGAGGTTGACGGCAACTTCGCGTGGAATGACGAGACTCTAGCCTACGTAACGGAAGGAATCCCTCAAGAACACTTGGAGGAGTTCCAAGACGCTCGCTCGTATGCTCACGCTCTCTACATCAAGGATCGAATCCAGAGGAGCTTGGACAACAAGAACGTCCTCGCACGATCCGGCTGGTCGGGCATGGGCCTCTCGATGCTCGCTTCCACACTTGACCCCGCCACCATCCCTGTCGGCTACGCGATGGGAGGAAGTGGAGTTGTCACAGGATTCATCGGTCGCGGGTCGTGGTCCGTCCGTGCTGGCAAGTCCGCTCTCGCTGCTGCCTCTGCCGCCGGTATTCAGGAATCCCTGCTGATGGCGAACGACCGGACGCGGGACTACACCGATGTATCCACGGCCATGCTGTTCGCGGCTGCGTTCGGCGGCGTACTCGGTCCTCTCGCTCCTCGTCTGGACAAACCTGTCATCAGGAAAGCCATCGTTGAGACGGACCTCCCCGCAGCATCTCAGTCGCTCATCCGGCGGATCACCGCAAGAGCGTTCGACAAGGCGGGGATTCCCCTGTCTCGAACGGGCCGTAAGGCTCTCGGCAAGCTGGATGACCTGGCCGAACTCGGCCCGAGAATCCGCAAGGCCGTGGAGTCGGTTGACGACTTCGCTAAGCTCTCCCATGTCCACGCTGCCGTCGCTCGGTCGATGGACGCACTCTCCCACAAGAACGTCCTGGGCAATTCTGGTTCCCGCGTCTTGCGTCGAATCCTTGCACATACCGATGGTCGCTCCCTCAAGGGCGTTGATCTTCGTGTCAAGACCGATGCTCTCGTGGACTCGAAGGGTAACATCTTCGCTGACGCCATCGGAATGTCCGAAGGCAACACCATCTCGCTCAGGGCGAGTGAATCTGGAATCAAAGCCAAGCGACACCTTGGAACCCTTCTCCACGAGATCGGTCACACCGGCTTCCGCAAGCTGACTAAGGAGCAGCAGCAAGCCGCGTCCAACGTGTTCTCCAAGCTCCGAGACAGAAAACGCCTACGCCCGTTCGTCGAGTCCATCGCTGGCAAGGACGCAGGCAGGAACCTGTCCCGTCTCGAAGCATCAGACTCCGAACTGTTCGCCGAGGTCTTCTCGAAGAACCTTCAATCTCGCTTCGGCGGTGACGACCTCATCGCTTACTCGAAGAAGGCGGCTCGCCAGGCTGACAACTACCTCAACTCCCGTCTACTCGACGCCGAGGACCGAGCGATCCTTGACAGCCTCACCGACGAGATCGCTGGCGTACACAAGCAGCCGAAGTCCAACGCAACTGCCGAATCCATCAACGCCTCCTCTCCCGAGGGCGATCCGAACGTGGTGTCGGCGGCGGAACTGGACACGCTCGACTTCGAGACTCCCGAGAGGATCACAGGATGGAACTCTCTATTCCGTAAGCTCGATCTAACGGGATATCTTAAAACCTCTCGCATCGACTCCATCCGCAAGGCGGCTGGACTCATCCTCTATGACTCGGTGGGCGACTACAACGGTCGTGTCCGCGTCGAGTCGCTTGAGGAGTTCATTGATCGGCGGATGAGTGCCCACATGGGCAACATCTATTCCGTGGTCAATGCGGAGTTCAGTGGTTGGGCAAGGAAGCAGCCAGGACGCTTCGCTCGCTTCTCTGATTCCGCACGAGCGGACTTCATGGAGAAGGTCGGAAGCGTCATGCACCTCAATGAGATTCCCTCCGATCTCGATCCTCATGTCAAGAAGGTTCTCGAAGCCTACCAAGGCGGCATGAGGGATGCACTACAGGAAGCCGCAGACCACGGCGTTCCTGGTGCTAAGGAGCTACTGTCTGCCGGGGACGCACACCGACCCCGACTGATGTCCGACTCCAAACGTCTCCTCGCCTATGACAAGCATGGCCGTCAGGCTGTGATTGACTGGTTCGAGGGGTCGATCATGAGCAAGTCCAAGAAGCTCAACCCCAACAGCGTTGACGACGCTCGGCTCGCTAAGCAGATGGCGAGAGGCTACGTTCTCCGTCGTGAGAAGATTGCCCGCGAGCGTGGCCTCTCGATGGCAGGGGGCGTGGCTCACACCGCAGAAGAAGTCGAAGAACTTCTCAACCTGTTCAACGTCGAAGGCAAGCTCACCGACGCCGACCTCGCCAAAGCTCGTGAGATCATCACGACGGGAGACGACGGTAAGCCCTCGATCTTCCGAGCCCGTATGCCTCTCGATGAGGACTTCGTTCTTCACATCAAGGACGACGGATCATCTTTGTCCTTCGCAGACCTGTTCGAGACGAACGCCGAGAAGCTGTCCAACCACTACATCCAGTCGGCAGTCCGAGCGACCGGGGACTGGAACGTTAGGCGGCGGCTCTTTGATCCTTCCAAGGACATTCGCAAGGCCGCTGTCGAGGGAACCGATGCTCCTCTGTTCGGCCAGGAATTGAAAGAAGTTGAGCAGGTCATGCCTCCCACCTTCGATCAATACATCCAGCGTGCCCGCAAGGAACTGGATGGACTGTCTGGCAAGGAACTCAAAGCCGAGCAGCGTAAGCTGTCTCTGCTTGAAATCGGATACCGACAGACGATGGGCCTTGAGATCAACGATGGGCTATGGCAGCAGATCGGTCGCATGGCGATGAAGCTGAACTTTGCCCGCATCGGCGGACGGTTCGGCATCGCACAGCTTGGGGAAGTCCCCGCCGCCGTCGGTGCTAATGGCATCGGGGTCATGCTCGACTCTATCCCTGACCTGAGAAAGATCGTCAAGGGCGGTCCTAAGCTCCTACGCGAAGATGAGGGTCTACTCTCCGAACTCGTCGCTATGGGCATCGGAACAGAAGGATGGTCAAGGCCGTCGCGTGTCATCTCCGAGATGGCAGGGGACATCGCTTGGGACCGTGCAAACCTCTCCAAGCTGGACAAGGCCGAACGTCTTCTGGACAAGGCAGGCAAGGCGACCGCCATCGCGTCTGGTATGCAAGGGATCACCAACTGGTCCCGCGTGGCCTACGCCAACGGGCTCGCTCAGCGGTTCGCTAACCTCGCTCTGAGGGACGGGAAGAAAATCTCCATCCAGCGACTCGCTGACATGGGGCTCTCTCCCGAGGACGCCGAGGCGATCTTCGAGCAAATCCGCAAACACTCCACGGTCGAGGAGGGCCAGTTTTCCGTCAAGATGAGACGGGCCAACATCGACCAGTGGGACGCCGATGCGTCGGCTAAGTTCGCTAAGGCGATCACGCAGGCAAGCAACTCAGCCATCCAGAAGAACCACCTCGGATCGCTACCTCCCTACGCCCACTCTCCTGTCTTGCGTGTTCTGACTCAGTTCCGATCCTTCGTTCTGGCTTCTACAGGGAACCACCTGCTGCGTGGTCTTCGTCTCCGTGACGCAGATGTCTTCCAGTCGTGGGCCTTGCACCTCTTAGGCGGAACGCTCTCCTACACGATCCTCCAAGCCTCGAAAGCGGCTACGAGCGAGAACGGTGCTGAGGAGTTCGCCAACAACATGCGAATGGACCGTCTGGTCCTAGGAGCGTTCTCACGATCCGCACCAGCTGCGATCATCCCCGGTGTTGCTGATACCGCTCTCTCGACCTTCACGAACTACAGGCTCTTTAGCCACGCACGTTCGTCAGGTCTGAGCCAGGACTTCATTAAGGGCAACCCCACGGTTGACCTGTTCAACGACATCAGCAGGACTCTCAGTATCGGATCGTCTCTCCGCTCCGACTACGACTTGAGCCAAGAGGACGTAAACGCCTTCCGATCTCTGGTCCCTCTGAACAACCTGATCGGCATCGACCACACTCTCAAAGCGATCGAGCAGCAGCTTCCCCGCAAGTCGCAGAAGCGAGACGCCGAGAACGACATCTCCTCCGTCTTGTTCGGCAAGCCGGAAGACGACTGAACAACTCAATAAACCCTTAGACCTCCCCGGTGAGAAATCACCTGGGGGTTTTTCATTTACCCACTCACCCCGGAGAATCGACATGGCACTTTCCCGCGTGCTTTACGCAGGCGATGGAGCGACGGTGAACTTCACCATCCCCTTCTCCTTCATCTCCAAATCGTACATCGAGGTCTATCTCGACGGCGTTTTGAAGACCTACACCACCGACTACACCATCACCGGCTCGGTGCTGACGTTTGGTGCTGCCCCCGGTTTGGACGTTGTGGTCCTAATCAAGCGTGTCACCGACTCCTCGGCCCGACTCGTGGACTTCGAGGGAGCGTCATCTCTCACCGAGGCTGACCTTGACCTCTCCGCTCAGCAGGTCTTCGACATCGCTCAGGAGGCCCAGGACTCCACCAACGATACCGTGAAGGCCGACGAGCTTGGCAACTTCGACGCTCTCGGCAACCGGATCGTCAACGTCGGTGATCCGGTGAACGACGGCGATGCTGTCAACAAGGCGGCTCTCGAAGCCTACGCAGACAGCTTCGACGCTGAGCTTGCCTCGGCCACCGCTGCCGCGAGTTCCGCCTCCACCTCGGCCACCAACGCTTCATCCAGTGCGTCCGCTGCTGCTGCGAGTGCTTCTGCTGCTTCGACCAGCGAGACGAACGCTTCTGCGTCCGCTTCGGCGGCTGCTGCGAGTGCTGCCGCTTCTGCGACCAGCGAGACGAACGCCGCCTCTAGCCAGGCTTCGGCCACTGCCTCCGCTTCGGCTGCTGCGACGAGTGCGTCTTCTGCGTCAACCTCGGCTACCAATTCCGCTGCGAGTGCCTCCTCTGCCTCAACGTCGGCTACCAACTCCTCTGCGAGTGCATCCTCTGCCTCCACTTCGGCTACCAACGCCTCGACCGCCGCAGACGATGCCGCAGCTAGTGCTGCTGCTGCTGCTGTGAGTGAAGCAAACGCCGCTTCCTCCGCTGTGGACGCTGAGAATTGGGCCAACGCCGTCAACCTTCCTGATCCTACCGGACAGACTAACAAGGCTCTGTTCTCGGATGGCACAACCAACGTCTACAAGTCCGCTTCTGAAATCCTTGCCATCCTTGGAACAGCCAGCGTCAAGGCGTTTACTGCCACGGACATCAAGGCTGCTGCAACTGATGGCGGTTCCTTCACCTCCGGTGCTTGGCGTGACCGCGACCTGAACACTCTCAACCAGAGCCCGAGCGGTACGGTGTCCCTGTCGTCAAACACAGTGACCATCCCCGCTGGCAAGTGGATTATTCAGTGGTCCGCCCCCGCGATCCGAGTAAACAGCCACCAGAGTCGGTTGATTATCAACGAGTCTGGAACTCCCTCTTATGTTTACGGAGACGCCCCCTACACGGCAGCAGGTAGCGTTGTTCAGAACTTCTCAAGAGGCATGACCATTATCAACTCATCCTCCTCGTTCACCATCAAGATTCAGCACCAGTGCCAGACAACTCGTGCTACTGACGGCTTCGGCGGTCAGGGCTACGACTTAACCATGTTCTCGCAAGTCCTTGGCATCAGAATCGGAGACGCATCGTAATGTCCACACCAATCAAAGAACAACTCGCCATCGGCATCGACGCTCTCCGTCCCGGTGCATCTTGGTCTTCGTGCAGTTCGTACGAAGACCTCGCCGCGTCGTGGAAGGACGCCTCGCCGATTCCAACCGAACTCGAAATCCTCGCCGCCTTCGTCGCTGCCAAGCGTGCTAAGCTCGCGTCCGATGTGATGGAGAGGTTCCGAATCAAGAAGGCTGAACCTATCTCCGTCGTCATCAACAGCGTCTCGCGTCTCGTGCCTGTTGACACGGACAACCTCACCAATCTCCTCTGGGAGTTGTCCGCGATGTCTCCGGCAGACCTGTCCGACTGGCGAATGCTAGATGGCTCTCGCGTGACGTTGAACCAAGCAAACCTTATCTCGATCCGATCCGCAGTGCGGAGTCGAACCAAGGCTCTCTCAACCGCTGCGAATGACCTGGTAGACCTCATCCAATCTGGCCTTCGTCCGTCGCAGGCCACCGCTGAGTCCTTCGGGCTCAACTGGTCCGAGGTCGTGGAGGTGACGTTCTAATGTCCAATCAAAATGAACGTCTGCGTGTGTCTCTCGCACGCATCGAAACAAAGCTGGATGCTCTCATCGAGCGGGGCTCGGACCACGAAGTCCGAATCCGCGTTGTCGAGACGGATTCCAGCAAGAGGATCGGAGCGGTAGGAGCGTTGCTCTCGGCTGCTGCGTTTCTCATCAGTGGCGTTGCTGCGTTCTACTCGATGCTTCACAAGTAAAGGAGGCTATCTCAATGCCCAAAGAAACATCTGAAATCCTCCGTGCGATCCATGACGAGATCGCACAAGACCTACTCCGTCGCATCCAGTCCGGTCAGGCGACTGCCGCCGAGCTTCGAGAAGCCCGCCAGTTCCTCAAGGACAACGGCATCGACTGCATCCCAACGGAAGCCTCACCTCTCCTCAAGCTGGCCGACTCCATGCCCAACTTCACCGAAGATGAGGCTGAGGAGGTTGCTTAATGGCGAGCAAGAAGACCCCGGAAGAAAAGCTCAAGTCCAGCTTTCGGGCGTTCCTCTGGATGATATGGAAGGAACTGAATCTACCCGACCCGACTCCCATCCAATACGACGTAGCCAAGTATCTGCAAAGCGGTCCTCGCCGCCGGATCATCGAAGGCTTCCGTGGTATGGGCAAGTCGTGGATCACCGCAGCCTACGTCCTGTGGCGACTCTACCGCAATCCCCAAGAGCGTATCCTCGTCGTGTCGGCGACCGAGGATCATGCAGTGGACTTCTCCACCTTCGTCCTCAAGCTCATTGACACCATCCCGATCCTCTCGCACCTCAAGCCGCCTGCCGACCGTCGCTCCAAGATGAGCTTTGACGTTGGCCCGGCTGAGCCCGCGAAAGCTCCGAGCGTCAAGAGCGTGGGCGTCTTCGGCCAGCTACAAGGTCCGCGTGCAACGCTGATCGTGGCTGACGACATCGAAACACTCGGAAACGCGGAGACGCCAGGCAAGCGAAGGAAGCTCGCCCGAGTGATCTCCGAGTTCGACTCGATCATCGTCCCTGGCGGCGAGGTCGTGTTCCTTGGCACTCCGCAGTACGAGGCGTCGGTCTACAACGCTCTCTACGCGAAGAAGACCCCGCAGGGAGGCAGGCTCTACGACTGCCGCATCTGGCCCGCCCTCGTGCCCAACGACGGCGAGGCCGAAGCCTACGGAGGCCGTCTCGCACCAATCATCAGTGAGATGCGGAAAGACCGATCACGCATCGGGCACACCTCCGACCCCGACCGCTTCTCCGACATAGACCTCGAAGAACGATCCGTGTCCTACGGTAGAACAGGCTTCCGCCTACAGTTCATGCTCGATACCACGCTGTCCGACGAGGACCGCTACCCACTCAAGCTGACTGACTGCGTGGTCATGTCTCTGGACAAGCTCCAAGGGCCGGATCGCGTGGTGTGGGGACCGACGAGCGACAACGAACTCAAAGACCTCGTGAACCTCGGGCGAGACGCCGACCGCATCCACGGACCCGCGATGGGTCACATGGCTTCTTATCAGCCGTGGGATGAATCCATACTCGTCGTTGACCCCTCGGGTCGCGGCAAGGACGAGACGGCATGGACCGTCCTCAAGTCTCTCAACGGTGTCTTCTTCGTCGCTCACATCGACTGCGACCAGAACGGCTACGAGGAGTCGGTGATCGAACGCATGGCGAGAGCCGCGAAGGATCACCAATGCAGCATGTGTGTCTTCGAGGGTAACTTCGGCGACGGCATGTGGGAGAAGATCGCAAGCCCAATCTTCGCTCGCATCCACCCCATCACCTTCGAGGAAGTGAAGCACTACGGCATCTCGAAGGAGCGTCGAATCATCGACACCCTTGAGCCGGTGATGAACGCACACAAGCTCGTCTTCGACCGCCAGGTCATCGAAAGGGATCACCTGATGATCCAAGGGTACGACATCGAGAAGTCTCTCTACTACTCGCTGATCTACCAGATGACTCGCCTCACGGCTGAGAAGGGGACCATCCCACACGACGACCGCCTCGACGCGGTAGCGATGGGCGTGGCCTACTTCCAGAACCAGGTGGACATCGACAACAAGAAAGAAGCCACACGGAAAAGAGATGAAGCTCTGGACGAATGGCTCGAACGCTTTGAACACAAGAAGTATTCCGAATCTAAACGATTCGAGAGTGACGACGCCTACTGGCATGGGGACACTGACTCCCTGATGTCGTATAACTGATCGCCACCGCACGCACCCCGCCGGGGCCGGAAACGGCCTCACCGGGTTTACCACCGCCTAGAAATAACCGATAGGGACTACATGCCCGGAAACCGCCCTACAAGCCGTTTTAAGAGCTTCCTCCTCGGGTCGGGGCTCAGCCTGGTTCTGATCCTCGGATCGCTCCTAGCCCTATCCACGCTGACGAGACAGGCACACAAGCCCAACCGCTCCCCGGAGAGTCAATACACCACGGCCAGGATGCAGTACCTCGACGCCCTCCGTGGGCTCGAACGCTCCCGCGACCGTGGCGACATCCCCGAGGACGAGTGGGCTCTCGTGATCCGGCCAGTGATCGACAACGCCGATCAGCTACTCGCCGCCTACCAGGTCGAGGTCAAGCAGGGCGGCGACATCACCGACGACGCCAAGGACTCACTCGAAGACACCCTCGGTCGGTTGGAGCGACTGGATCGCAACTACGACACCGGGGATGACCTCATCGGGGGAGATGTCCGCTAATCGGCCCGTAAAGGCACATTAAGGTAGCCTCTTGGCGGCTCTTAGGCGACATGGCCGGAAACGGCCCTAGGATGCCCCAGGATCGCTTCCAGTTTCGACCGACCTCAGACCGGGGTTTGACCGTGGAACGCGGGAGACGGGCAGCATTCGCCCTTTCCGGGCAATCCTGAGCTTTCCCGACCCGACAGGTCGGATTGACCACCAGGAGGCCCGAAGGGGCCGGGATGACCTCCCCCTCTAAGGATTTAATGATCTGTTAGCTAAAGGTTGAGTAGAGTATAGTTACCATAGCTCTTAAAGAATAACCCACTTAACCACCTCCTAGCTAATCTACTTGCTCATCTCTTAACTATTACCCTTTACTCATACTCTTTACTCATCTCTTAGCTAAGATTCTCTAAGAGGATTTAATACATAGTATTTGTATTAGATATGTAATATAAAAAATACATCACAGATTCTATTTGTCAAATCAAATCCATTATAATCTTCTGTCACCTGGTCCCTTGATTGGCCTTCGGCCCAAGGTGGATCAAGGGGATTGATCTTGAAGTTCTCGCTTATCTGATCCCGAACCCAACTCATTTAGTTACCTAAACAATACCCTTACGAATACGTCAAGAGTTCCAATGCAAAATTAGTTCGGGGGTATATAAGAGAGGGCTCGCCGCGATTCCCCCCATACCCCCTGAGCCGCATAGACCCTACAGATTACCTACCTTGCCTGATCCCTGGGCCTTGCACGCCACCGACTACGCCACCAAATTATCATAAACCCTTGTCTTTCCTAGTCTGCCTACGGATTATAAATCCTTCACCGTCTCTATAGTCGCTGGTCCTACTAACAGGCGTCGAATGTCTCGCCTGTCCTTGCCCGCATAGGTGTATCCGGCTCACTCGCTATCGCTCGCTCGCCCACCGCCTCTCTCTCATCCGTCATCGACTTCAATAGAAAATCTTTCACATTTCTAAATATATTTTCTTGCATCTATCGTTCAGTAATGTATTATAGATATGTAAACGATAGATGTTCATTTACAAGTGAATAGCCGGGCAGGATGCGGACATCCGCTAGATGGCGTCACTGTGGCGACCATCGCCCGACACAAAGCCGGATCAATCCGGCGACACACACACACACAAAACGCTTGGCGAGTCTTAATCGGCTCGCCGGGCCTTGAATGGGATAAGTGAATGAACCTTAACAGACCACGCGACACGTTATTACCTCAAACTCGGAGTAGACGCCATGAAAACCGCCACGATGACTATCAGAGACTTCATCAAGTGGGCCGATGCAGGCACGGTAGAGCGTGCAGTATGGGCAGACCTGAAACTGTTTGAAGCGGGGTTGATAGATGGATGGGGGAAGTTTATGCCCGGCGTAACTGCTGATACTCGGATCATCATCCGCAAGTTTTGAATTGATACGAAAAATCTTCTTAATGATCGGCCAGCTACTTAAATGTGACTGGTCGATTTTCTTTTATCGCCCGCCTAGGTCGTGTCTTAACCATAGGGAGAATGTTATGGAAGTTACTACTAAACGTGGCCGAGTCTCGGCCTATGGCTTTGGTTGTGGTTATGTTGAGATTAAGGATTCCGGTCCGCTGGTGACTCGAATATGGATGGAACATACCCGCTATCACGTTAGGCAGACCGACGTGTCTGAAAATATAGCCCGCCGGGTATTTTGGGAAGTATTCGATAAGTTGAAAGACGCTAGAGAATTGTTCAATAATCAACCGGGCGACATCCAATAAACAATTCTACTCGGCCAGCTACTTAAATGTGACTGGTCGGTTTTCACCCTCTAATCAATGGAGAATAAATATATGCAATTCAGGCATAAAAGCGACGAATCAACCATCATCTATAGCGATGATACAGTCATTATCGACGTTAGAAAAACACCGCCGGGATATGGTCCTTGTAAATATGAAATATGCGTAGGCCGGGCAGGGTCTAGCGTTTCTTTTGTAGCTGGACATCATGACGACTGGGAAAAGTGCAAGGAAGTGGCTAAGAAGCTGGCAAGGTATCCGCTTAAATCTTTGTCGTTTGTTGGGCTCTGAATAAACCATCGGCCAAACCTTAACAGGTCTGGTCGGTTTTCAACCCCCTAACCAATGGAGAGAAAGCGTTATGAGCATTCAAGACAGAATGAAGGAACTGAACGAAAAACTTTCCCAACTACAATCGGACCTGGCCGACCTTGAAACGGATAGAGACAGGTTCGACCCCTCCGACTATATAGATGAAGATGATTACGATGCGATGTTGGACGACTGCTATGGTCCTATCGACGTATGCGGGATAAAATACGGGGCAAGCGATGTTCTTAAGGCGGTCGATCCTATCGCCTACCGTTGCGGGTTATCCGACTATTGCGGCAGTTTCGATCAATCTGAGTACGCAGACCGATTCCCCGAGTACGCTGAATTGCTTGAACGCATTGAAGAAATTATTGAAGAAATTGAAGGGGAAATTGAAGACGTTGAATCGGAGCTAGATGACCTGGCTATCGAGTTCGACAGAGACGATGACGACTAAACGCATCGCTGCCCATTAGGGCGTTCTTACTCGGCCCGATCCTTAACTGGATCGGATCGGGTTTTCACCTTCTAACCAATGGAGAAAAAACATCATGAAAAGTCACTGGTATTGGACGACTGAGGATGGCCGCGAGCGTATGGGGATCAGCGAATCATGCCCGGCAATCCGTGGCGTGTGGACTGCTGAGCGTGTTCTAGGCTTGCGTCACAACGGATGGTATGGGGACACTGAGAATCAGGACCGGCTCATGGTCGGCGTCGTCATCCGCATAGGAGGAGCAATCCTGGCGGGATGGCATGATCCCGATTCTGATTGTTATGACCTTGACCTCACCACGCTTACTGATGTTCGTGGTGTTGAAGATTTTGAATCATCCGATGAACTGAGGGACGTGGCGAGGTGGGCGGACGATGACGCCCGGTATGCGGCAGAGCGTGAGGATGAGTACCAAACCATCTGGCGGGCTAAGAATGATCTAGCCGACAGGTGGGATGAGAATGAATCTGAGGTTGATCGAATCCGCGATCTATTCGACTGCCGACATCACGGTAAGACAATGGGGGACCAGTTCGCCAAGGCGTTGCGGGCGTACAAGCGGGAACGCCAAGCGATAAAGGACGCTTGCAGCGAGCTTGACGTTGACCTTGAGGAAGTTCTATCCCGCGATTATTGAAAATCCCGACTCGGCCTGGCCCTTAAACGGATCGACTGGTCAACACCATTCGATCCTATTCAATTCCAACCCAACGGAGAATCGGAGAATGAAAACCTTACTTGACAGAGTTCTTAACCGGATCAACTTAGCAGCTACTCGGGCCGCATTGGTCGGTCTGGATAGGGAAGCTAATGAAGCGTTAGTCAACGGGCATATCACCCACGATGAATACATGAAAACCTATCGACTCACAATCGAGCGACTGACCATTCTCGATGGTCAGGCAGAACGGAGGAAAGCGTGAACAAACCGCCTGACATCATCGTTTCTATCCATCCTTATCTCAACGACGACCAGACCCCGACCGGGAAAGTCCTGGCGTCTGTTTGCCTGGCGGTGGGCAGTCGAAGGATCGAAGTCTATGAGACTGGTCCAGCGACCAAGGACGCGACCGCTGAGCGGTACGCTGAGGACTGGATCAATTCACAAGCCGGGATCAAAGCGATTGATCTTGAGAGACGTTTACTCAACACCGCATGACCATCACGCTAGGCCGACTCTCAACGGAGTTGTCTAGCTTTCTCATCGGCAATTCCGCCGAGTAACCAATGGAGAGTTGAAAATGGATAGCTATCGACTTGAACCGCCCTTTGAGACGGTGGACGCCCTGTGCCGCGACTTCATTAACGGCGTGCTGGATGATGTCGGATTCACTTTTGAACTTGTGGAGGATTCGGACGCTTGCGTGGATCGAATCGAGAATGAATCCCGACCTGGATTTTTCCCCTTCACTGAGGGGGGATGGCGTGCGATGCCTTGGGGCTTGCTGAGTAACTTGCAAGGCTCTGGTCGGCATACGGGAATGCTCTCCCTGGCGGTCGAGGAAGCCGAGCGACATGCACGCGAGTCTTACATGGATGAACATGATGGTGTCGATCCGTGGGAATACGACCACGATGATGGCGAACGTGAAGAATGGTTTGAGTATGAGCAGGAATGGATGGACCAGACTTTCTTCATCGACATCCGAGCAACCTACTTCGCGGCAGGTAACTCTCGCAACCGATCCGGCGAGGATGAGGTTTGGTTCTCTGTGATGCTGAACCTGGATGAGTACGGGCGTGACACTAGGGGGGTTATCGTTTGGGAACGCGATGTCAAGCTGAGTGAACTGAATGAGGAACTGATTGAAGCTATGGTCGCGTCGGCGGTGGATGCCGCGTCGAGCATGGAAGCGATCAAGCCCGCACAAGCTGCTTAATTAAATCTCCATTGCATCCGTCCATGCTCAACGGTGTGGACGGGTGTTTTGAATCTAAAATGATTCACAAACGATGTCATCCGAAAAGTGTCGCATAAAACGATGAACGAATTGGCTTGCTTTTCATCTATTTATTTTCGATTATTGAACTAACTTAGTATCCACTAGGTTATCGAGGCACGAATCAAGCATCACTAAAAACAATAGGAAATGAACATGACTCTAAATCTATTCGGCCTGGATGTCTACATTGGTCAGCCATTTGCGGTGGGCCTAGCTCCTAGTCTATTCTGTTTAGTTAAGGACCATGACGGATATATCCGAATGTCCTTATTGAACCGGATTGGGATTGGCCTAGGAAAAAACCACTGACAAACCAAGCAATCGAACGGTTCAGGTTGCTTGGGAATGAGAGCCAAAGAGAATGAACGCAAACCAAGCAAAACTTATCAAAGCATTTTCATCTATGTACGGAAAAGAATCGTTGGCGGGTGAAGGTAAGAAGCACTCGACCACCGACATAATTGTGCTGGTCTATGTAGCCCTGTCAGAGGGAAAGTGGGCAGAACACAGTCAGATGCGGCGATCACTTCAAGGCGTCTGCACCCCTGGGGCTATGTCCAAGTCCATCGAGAGACTGCAAGACAGCGGGTTCATAGTCGCTGCTGACTCACCTACTGGCGACTCACGCATGAAGATCGCTCGGCTCACGGAAGCCGGATCAAAACAATATCAACTACTCAAGGACGCGATGGGATAGACCTCGCGTATGGGTAGAAAGGAAAACATCATGGGTATTCGGTGGAGAGAAGAACGGGGAGGATACGAAGTCACTTATAAGGATCGAGGCGGAAAGCGTCGGCGGGCCTTGATCCGCGACAAGCAAGACGCTGAGCAGTTCGAGCTTGAAGCCGACCTCGCCCGACTCAAGGGTGAAGAAGTCCCTGCCCCTCCCGCTGAGGGACTTGCACGCCGCCGTCCTGCTGTCCCGATTCACAACTTCGAGGCGGCGATTGAAGAAACGTGGAACATCCGATGGAGCAAGTCGAAGTCGGGGGAGTCTCAGTATGACCGGGCCAAGTCCGCCGTCTCGATCATCGGTGCTGGTCGTCATGTAAAGACCATTAGTTCGGGCGACCTGGCTAGGATGCGTGACCATCTGATCGCCAAGGGACTGACCGGATCGACCGCCAACAGATATCTGTCTGCTGTCACGGTCGTCTTGAAGACCGCCCGCGAGTTGGAGTGGACCGACAGCGTACCGACTGCACGGTGGGCCAAGGAGGGACCGGCCCGAGAACGCTACATCTCCGAAGATGAGGAGCAGGCAATCCTCCATTGGTCGATGGCGAACCAAGACATCGACTTCGCTGGTCTGGTGATCTTCCTGGTGGACTCTGGATGCCGAGCAGGGGAAGCCGAGGGGTTGTCCTGGGACATGATCGACTTCGAGGAAGGGTGCGTGCGTCTGCCCGCCAGCTTGACCAAGACCTCCAAGGGGAGGACCGTCTACCTCACGAAGCGAGCCCTGTCCGTCCTTGAGGACTCCCGCCGCCGCCTTGCGACCAAGCTGGCCGGTCCCTTCGTGGTCGTCGGCAAGTTCAAGAACCGCCTGAACCGCTGGAACAAGATGAAGGAGGACATCGGGCTTGAGGGTGACAATGAGTTCGTCCCTCACTGCCTGCGTCATACCTGTGCAAGCCGCCTCGTACAGCGTGGGGTCAGTATCTCGAAGGTCGCGGCTCACCTGGGCCACACGACCATCCAGACCACTCAGAGGTATGCCCACCTCGCGGGCCACCATGTCAAGGACGACGTACTGAACGCCCTGGACGACACGCTCAGGGACATCCCCGAGCCCGAGGAAGCCATCGCCTGAGACGGTAAGGCAGACACCGGGTATACTGCCCGGCCCACCGTTGGTGGCATTTGGTGGCAACCATCAATTCCACCGCCGCCTTCCTTCGGTGGCACGCCACCACTGGTGGCAAATGTCACCCGCTTGGTGGCAAAAAAACCTGGCCGCGTGCCCGAGTGGACTAAGGGAGCGGATTGCAAATCCGTAATTCGGCGGTTCGAATCCGCCCGCGGCCTTTCGCTTCTCTGTACAGCTTTAATTTCAATCCCTTCCGGCGATGCTCCGCAGCGACTGTGAGCTTTAGGCTTTGTTGCGTGCCTGAGGTCGTGAGTAACGAACTCGTTTGCCCAACAGCGCAGCGTATCGTGCGAAATGGCAAATTCCGGCGG